ATCAATGTCAGAAGGTCAAAGAAGATCAGCAGTTACAAGAAAAAGAGCAGTTGGTAATAAAGGCCCAAAACCTACCAATGTAAAGACATTTACTAAGAAGTACTATGGTGGTATGATAGATATACAAGACTAAAAACACAAAGGATTAAATAAATGAATATAGCATCTAAACAACCAATGGGTGGCGCGCATAAACCTTATAAACTTACAGGAAAAATATCTGGAACTAAAAAACCAGTTAAAAAGAAAAAGTAAGGTTATGACTTATGGCTACATCTGGCACAACTACATTTAATTTAGATATTGATGACGTCATAGAAGAGGCGTACGAAAGATGTGGCATTCGTAATACAAAAGGTTACGATTTAAAATCATCAAGAAGAAGTTTAAATCTATTATTCTCTGAATGGGGAAATAGAGGTGTTCATCTTTTTAAAGTAGAATTAAAAAACCAGTTAATGACAGCTGGTACAATTACTTACACTACACCATCTGATTGCAGTGATGTATTAGAAGCTTATGTTTCTACAACTGAAACAGTAACTTCAAGTACAAACGATATTTCATTAAATAAAATTGATAGATCTGCATATGCAGGACTTCCTAATAAAGGACAAACTGGTCAACCCTCACAATACTATGTGGACAGACAAATTAATCCTACAATCAGTTTATATCTTGCACCAGATTGCACAACTTACACTTATTTAAAATATTATTACATACAAAGAATTCAAGATGCTGGTTCTTACACGAATCAAGCAGATTTACCATATAGATTTTTACCATGTATGGTTTCTGGACTTGCATTTTATCTATCACAAAAATATGCACCAGAAAGAATACAAGATTTAAAATTATTATATGAAGATGAATTACAAAGAGCTTTAGAAGAAGATTCTCAAAGAACTTCTGTATTTATTTCACCTTATACTTATTTTGGAGATAGATATTAATGTCATTTGCACGTGGTAAAAGATCATTAGCAATTTCTGATAGAAGTGGAGCACAATTTCCATATAAAGAAATGCGAAAAGAATGGAATGGTTCTGTTGTTCATTTTAGTGAATATGAACCAAAGCATCCTCAATTAGATCCTCCATATCATCCAGCTGATCCTCAAGCATTACTAATGCCAAGAGCGGATATTAGACCAGGTGGTGGCTGTGATGTACAATTAGATTTATATTATTGGCCAGGACAATATTTATCAAATGGAATGCAACCTGGAATTAGTGGAGATATAATTAATTATAAAAGATCAGCAGTAACAAATGTTGGTAATGTAACAATAGTAATATCATGACATACACAGAATTATTACAACAAATTAGAGATTATACAGAAGTAGATTCTTCAGTTTTAACTAATAGTATTTGTGATACTTTTATTAAAAATTCTGAATATAAAATATTTAGACAAACAGATGCAGACTATTCGAGAGAATATGCTACATCTAGTTTTACTGCTAATAATAAATATTTATCATTACCCAATGATAGTACAGATGAAGGATCAACAACAGTTAGAAGAGCAATTATTGTAAGATCAGTAGTTGTTACAAATACTTCAAATGTTCAAGTAGCATTAGAACCAAGAGATGATACTTTTATTACAGAGTATAATGCAGACGGATCGACTGGGTTTCCTAAATATTATGCTATGTTTAGAGAGAGTGCTATTGTAGTAGCCCCTACTCCACCAGCAGCTTATTCTGTTACATTAGACTATGTTTATACACCTGATAATTTGAGTTCTACTAATACAACTACGTATATTAGTGAAAATGCACCAGAATTATTATTATATGCTTGTTTAGTAGAAGCCTTTGCATACTTAAAAGGACCTGCTGATATGTACAAACTATATTCTGACAAGTATAATGAAGCATTACAAGGATTTGCGTTAGAACAAACAGGTAGAAGACGCAGAGACGAGTATGAAGATGGTTCAATGCGTATTAAAATACCTTCACCATCACCATAATAACTATTAAGGAGTACAATATATGGCAATATCACAAGCAGTATGTAATTCTTTTAAACAACAAATTTTAGAAGGAGTACATAATTTCGCAACGGGTGGAAACGTTTTTAAATTATCACTTTATACATCAGCAGCTAACTTATCAGCTTCAACAACTGTTTATATTTCAACAAATGAAGTAACAGCAACTGGTCAGTACACTGCGGGTGGCGGAACATTAACAGGTCAACAAACTTCACTTGATACAGGTGTAGCAATTGTTGATTTCGCAGATCTATCTTTTACAGGAGTTACTTTAACTGCGGCAGGAGCTTTAATTTATAATACATCAGCAACTAATAAAGCTGTTTGTGTTTTAGATTTTGGCGGAGATAAAACAGCAACAGCTGGAACATTTACAATTCAGTTCCCAGCATTTACTTCTGCAGCAGCAATATTAAGAATAGCTTAAGGAGTATTTTATGTCGGCTCCCTGGGGTTCAGGCGTTTACGGTATTGGATACTGGGGAGAAGGCAATCAAGACGTAACCGTAGGGTTTGCGGCTTGGGGCCAAGGAACGTGGGGCGCTAATGCTTGGGGTGTAGGCAATGTTCTTACAGCACTTACAACAAATATAAATTCAGTTTCAATTGCAATTGATAATAATGTTGCATTAACTGGTAATCAATTAAATTCTACAACTAATACAGTTTTCATAACTGGAGATTCTAATTTAACATTATCTACAAATTTATTACAAATAAGTTTAGGTAATGAAAATACCTCCGCAGATGTTGCAATTAATTTAACAACATTAAATTTATTAAATACAACTATTGGACCAATATCTATTACTGCAGATGGTAAAGTATTTGAAGATATTGTTGGTATTCAATTAAATTCAACAACTGGAACATTAACAGCAGATGCTGGGGCTTCTATTGCAGTATCTGGTAATACATTAACCACGGCTCTTGGTAATGAAACATTAACAGGAAATGGAACAGTAACATTATCAGGTGTAGTATCAACTACAGCAGTTAGATCAGTAACCGTTGATTTAGCTACAGTAATACCTACTGGAGTTTCTGCTAATACGACTATTGGAACAGAAGGATTTGTAATAGATGGGACAGTAACACTAAGGGGTGTAAATATGACCACTTCTACGGGCAGATTATACGTGTCTGCTTGGGCTGTAGTAAATATAAATTCTACTTCTAACTGGACAGTGGTTGACATAGCGGCTTAAGACAACTAAAATTGATAATATTACATAATTTATAAGGAATTTTTATGGCATCATCGTATTCTACGGATCTTAAACTTGAGTTGATGGTAACGGGTGAAAACTCGGGAACTTGGGGAGATAAAACTAATACAAATTTAAATTTACTACAACAAGCAATCGCTGGATACCAAGATGTATCTATTGCAGGAGGAGCACAAACAACTGCTCTTGTAATGACAGATGCAACTTTATCTAATGCAAGAAATGCTGTATTAAAATTTTCAGGAACAATAACAGGAAATCAAATTGTAACAATTCCAGACTCAATTGAAAAAACTTACATTTTATATAACGGAACAGTTGGTGCTTTCACAGTTCAATTTAAAACTGTATCAGGAACAGGACCAACTTTTTCTACAACTGACAAAGGATTTAAATTAGTTTACTCTGATGGAACAAATGTAACAGATGTTCCACTTGGAGTTCCTGGTGGATCAAACACACAAATCCAATTTAATAGTTCTGGATCATTTGGTGGTTCAGCTAATTTAACTTGGGACGGAACTAATTTTGTAATTGATACAGAAGGTGCATTAAGATTAGGAGATGCCTCAGGTTCTGCTTATGTTGGATTAAAAGCTCCAGCTACAATTACAGGAGATACTCCATACACATTAACATTACCAACTGCAACAGGAACAGCAAATCAAGTTTTAACAACTGATGGTTCAGGAAATTTATCTTTCGCAACTGTATCAGGTGGAGCAGCATGGCAAGCAGTTGTAACTAGTAGTTTAACTGTTACTGCTAAACAAGGATATTTCGTAAATACATCATCAGCTGCAATCACAGCAACTCTCCCAGCTTCTCCAACTCTTGGAGATTTTATTTCTTTTATAGACTATGCTGGAACTTTTGACACCAACAATTTTACTGTAGCTAGAAATGGAAATAAAATCCAAGGCGACGCTTCAGATTTAACGGTGGCAACAGAAAGAGCAGGATTTACACTTGTATACGTTGATGCAACACAAGGTTGGCTATTACAGAATAATTAAGGGAGGTTTGAAATGACAACCTTTAAAGAAATACGCGGTACTACAATAGAAGTAGTATCTTCAGATCCATCTAATCCAGAAGGTGGACAAATTTGGTATAATAGTTCTAGTGGAACTTTAAAAGGATCACAATATTCATCTGCTTGGAGTTCTGGTGCAAATTTAGGTGCAGCTAGATATCAAGGAGCATCAACAGGTGCTTCTAATACCGCTGCTATAGTTTTTAATGGTGCTCCAGCACCTCAAGGAGCAACTTCAGCTTTATATAATGGATCTGCTTGGACATCAGGTCCTTCACTTCCAACTGCAAAATATAGACCAGGTGGAACAGGAGTTCAAACAGCATGTTTATCTATAAGTGGTATACCAGTAACAAATGCACCAACACCTAATGCAGGTTCAGCTTCTTTTAATGGTTCTGCTTGGACAACAATTACTGATTTAAGTACAGGAAGAGCATGGGCAGGAGGAGCAGGAACACAAACAGCCGCATTAGCATTTGGAGGATCTACTTATTTTGGAGGAGGTATTCAAAATTATCAAAGTCTAACAGAGTCATGGAATGGTTCTGCTTGGACTGCAGGAGGAGCTATGCCTACAGTAAGAAATCAACATTTCGGAGCAGGAACTCAAACAGCAGCTATAGCTGGATTTGGTGGAACTTCACCTAATAGTAATATAGTTGCTAGTACAATAGTATATAATGGAACAAGTTGGAGTGCTGCTCCAACTGGAAATACAGCAAGAGCATCTCCACAAGGTGGAGGAACTCAAACTGCAGCTGTAGTTTTTGGTGGATATCTTGGGCCACCAGGTGTTACAGGTGCAACTGAATTATATAACGGAACAGCTTGGACTAATAATCCAACTGGTTTAGCTGTTGCAAGATCAGATGCTTCTTATGGAAATATGGGGTCTCAATCTTCTTCAATATATGCTGGTGCTGGTCCTGCTAACATATCTAATGAATTATGGAATCAAGGATTCACAACTAAAACAGTAACGGTATCATAATGACAACATATAAAGAACTCTTTGGTAAATACGTACAGAACTACTCATTGGACCCGACGTCCACGGACGCCGAAGGACAAATCTGGTATAACTCAACTAGTGGCACTTTTAAGACGGCGCTTGGTGGATTTGCAGTATGGTCAGCAGGAGGTAATTTAAATACTGCAAGAGTTCAAATAGCAGGAGCAGGTGTTCAAACAGCAGCTTTAGCTTTTGG